ACACAAATAGTAATAAGTATTTTCTTCATATGTTTGTCCTGGTTTTAGTTGGTTTACGGCTTTTGTCATATATACATTATACTACAAGACGGTATAAAATACAATACTATTAGATATACTTTACTAATTTGTTCTTATTTTTGCTATGGTTTGATATTTAGCTAAATAGTTGATATTTGTGGGGCAGTGGATTTCATTCTCACCTTTCGTGAATTTCTGTTATATTCATAGCATCTGACCTAGCGGAACATTTTTTGTGACAATGAAGATCTATGCCATTGTCGATAGAGTCCCTTATGGCTAGTTTGTGTATGAAAAAAGCACCCGTTAAGGTGCTTGGTTCCGATGTTTGGGTATAAAAATACCGCCCGACCTTAGTCAAGCGGTAAAATTATCATTTGAAATACTCTGTAAGTTCAACTTCTGAATCAATGTACACAGCGTCAATATAATAACTGTTGTGTACGATTATCTTCTTTCCGTTTAATTCATATATCTGCGTTTGCGAGCCGTCAACATCTGTCAGCATATCGGACCGTTCAATGCCTGGAATATGCTTTTCCAATGCCGCACATTGCTTATCAAAAATTTCTTTGTCCGCAGCCGTGCAAATATTGTATTCATATTTCTTCATTGCGATCCTCCAATCCATACCTTTTATCTACTGATC